GGCGACGCCGGACAACTCCAACGCGAACTTCTCAAAGCCGAAGGCAAACTCAACTCTTTCGGCAATCAAGCCAAAACAGCCGGCGACACCCTCCGAACTGCCCTTTTCGGAGGCGCCGTTCTTTATGGCGCACAGAAACTTGTTAAAGCCGCCGGCGATTTGGAACAATCCATTGGAGGAACCGCCGCCGTATTCGAAGACGCCTCCGGCTCAATTGACAACTTTGCAAAAAGTTCAGCCGACCTAGTAGGACTCTCCGAAAACGCCGCCAGAACAATCACAAGCCGCCTGGGCGCCTCCCTCAAAGGGTTCGGACTTTCCACCGAAGAAGCAGCAAAACAAGCCGTTTTCCTCACTCAAACAGGCTCCGATCTCGCTGCAACTCTTGGAGGAACAACCGACGAAGCAGTCACCGCCCTCGGCGCAGCTCTCCGAGGCGAATACGATCCCCTCGAGCGTTTCGGTATCGCCCTCAAAGCGTCAGAAGTTAACTCCAAAGCCGTCTCTATGGGCTTGGCAGATTCTGAATCCAATGTTTCGGCCTATGCCAAAGGCCAAGCAACTTTGGCTCTTATCACCGAACGATCCGCATTTGCCCAAGGACAATTTGCAAAAGAAGCCGACACCGCACAAGGTCAAGCTCAACGCGCATCAGCAAGTTTAGAAAATTCTTCCGCCAAACTTGGACAAGCACTTCTCCCGATCTACACCAAAATCCAAGAAATCATTGTCATTGTCGCTGAAGCGTTCTCGGCTTTACCAGGACCAGTTCAAACCGGAGTCATTGCGCTGACAGCCGTCGCCATAGTCGGACCGAAAGTTTATTCCGGCATTTCCGCTGCAACTAGCGCAATCAAAGCCCTCCCGGCGGTACTTGAAAAAGCAGCTGTTCAGGCTGTCGGGACTCAAAGCGCGTTGAATGGAATGCAACTCACCACAGGAGTCGCAGGACAAACAGCAGTCGCCGCCGCTGGCGGTATGTCTCTTCTCGGCCCTGCCGTTCTAGCTGTAGGCGCTGCCGCTGTCATCGGTGGCATTGCTTATAAGTCCTACGCCGACGAACAAGCGGCAGTCACCAAAGACGTCAAAGAACTTCGAGACACTTTCGACGAACTTACTGGCGCAATGACAGAAAACACCTACGAAACTGTTAAAGCCAACCTGGTATCTCGAAACCAGATTGACAACCTCAACAAAGCCGGAATCGGCCTCCGCCAGTTCACCGACGTCATTGACGACAACAGCGATTCACTTGTGAAACAGGGAGAAGTTGAAGACATAATCAAACAAAAGGGTTTGGGCGGCAGAGATTACGAAAAACGAACTAAAGCCGTTCGCGATCTTGGCGGCAGCCAAAACGAACTTATCGCCCGCCTCCTTGAAACTGGCGCCGCCGATGACGGTCTAATCGCCACTCTTTACAACGGAATTGACGCGTATAACCAGCAGCAGGAAGTGATCAAACAACTCAACATTCAAAAAGGTTTACAAGCCGGAAAATCTGAGCAGCAAGCCACAGCCGAAGCAAATCTGGCCGCCGAATCCGACAAAGTTTCCAAGTCCCTGGAAAAACAGCTCAAAGCCACAACCGATCTTCGAGACGCGCAAATTTCCGAAGAGGAAGCGCAAATCAAAAACCGCAAAGCCCTTGAGGACTACAACAAAAGCCTTGGCGACGGATCGTTGACCGCCGACCAACGACGCCAGTCCGAACTTGACCTTGAAAAAACGTATCGGGACTCTGTCCAAACATCACTTGACGCCGCCGAAGCCCAAGCCATTCTGAACGGCAAAACACTCACCACAGGCGAATCAGCCGCCATCCAATCTCAGAAATACAATCAACTTGCCGACACTCTCGCCGAAAACAACCCGCTTAGAAAACGTCTCAAAGACCTTTCCTTTGAACTGTTTCTTCTGTCTCTAAATCAACCTGAAATAAGAATCAAACTTGAAACCGAAGCGGCAATCAACAAACTTCGAGCATTCATTGGTTTAACCGAACAAGAATCCATTGGACTTGGCGATCTTTGGAACTTCTCCGCCAACTGGAACGGTCGAGCCACAGGCGGCCCCGTCTCGGCAAACACCCCCTACATGGTTGGTGAACAAGGACCGGAACTGTTTGTTCCCTCTTCCTATGGTCGAATCGTGGACGCCTTCTCCACTTCGAAAACACTTCTCAGCAACGCCGGCGGAGGCATGGGCAATGGTGGCGGCAACGTCACTATCAACGTCAACGTTTCTCCCACCGCCGACAAAGCCGCCATCGGACAAACCATCGTCGAAGCAATCTCCAGTTATGAACGCCGATCCGGACCGGGATGGCGCTCATGAGCAAAGTCCTCTTCGATGGAATGACCCTGACAGTCGAGGTTGGCTTCTCCACCGCTGCCGGCTCAGGAACCGTCCCACTTGGCTCCACACTCGCATCCATCACTTGGACAGACATAACCGAACACGTTCGCGAATTGTCGACGTCGCGTGGCCGCTCCAACGAACTTGACACCTACTCCGCCGGTTCCTGCCAAGTACTTCTTGACAACCGAACCCGACTCTTCGACCCTGAAAACGCAGCCGGCACCTACTACGGCAAACTCACACCGCTTCGCCCCATCCGAATCCGAGTCACCCCAGCCGGCGGCACTATCCGGTCTATTTTCTTCGGCTTCATCGATCAATGGCCTCAGGCATACAACTACCCCAACGAAGCCACTGTCACTGTCACCGCCACCGACGCTTTCAAAGTCCTCAACGAATTCAAACTCCCCTCCTATTGGGTTTCTACTATCCCGGCGACTGCCACCGCCTGGTATCGCCTCTCCGACTTCAACGGCAGCGCCCTCGCCTTTGAGATCATTAAATGGTCGACAGGTTCGGCTAGATGGTATTCGAACGTCCCATTCACACCCTCCTTCTGTGTCCCTGGTCCCAGCCTCATCGTTGACGACCCGGCCACCTCGTCGGCATTCGATGGCGCAAGGTCACTACAAATCGTCGATCCTCTCCCCACCTTTCAAAAATTCACAAACCAAAACATTTGGACTGTAGAAATGTGGATCCAAACCAACGAATCAACCACCGGGAACTATGGGATTTGGAACCACGGAAACCACGATGGCGCCTGTATCGGGATGGTCGTTTCTGGCGGAAACGCCACCATTGTCGGTCAATTCGGTGACTACGGAAACACAGCAACCGTAAACACAAAAAATGTTCAAGTAAAAGTCAACGACGGCAAACCACACCACATCGTCCTCAACTACAAGTCCAACTCACCATCGGACACTGTCAACGAAATCTATGTTGACGGCATCTCAACATCCACAAACTCAAGTTTCAGCGACGAAGTCGACAACAATTTTACTTTCATGGATGTCGGCTATCCAATCAGTAAAAGCGCCACAGCCGCCAACAACTTCACCGAATATTTTACAGGTTCAATCCAAGACCTCATCCTCTACAAAGGAATAAATTTTACATCTTCAGAAGTCATCGCCCGCTATCAAGCAGGCTTCGGAACAGGCCGAACCGGCGAACGGACAGACCAACGCATCACCTTCCTCGCCGACCTCGCCGGCTGGATGACAGACGGCCTTGACCTCGGCACCGGAGACACCACAGTCCAAGGAGTACGAGTCAACGACAAAGGACTCTTGGACGCGTTGAAAGAAGTGGAAACCGCCGAACAAGGCCGCCTCTTCATGTCAGTCGACGGCAAAATCCGATTCATCGACCGCAACGCTGAAGGGTCCGGAAACTTCATCACCTCCCAAGCCACCTTCTCCGACAACCCTGGCGTCGACGAAATCAAATACGCCGACATCGTCCTCACCTACGACGACCGCTACATCTACAACGAAATCACCGTCACCCAACCCAACGGCACCAGGTACACCGCCTCCGACACCACCAGCCAAGGGAAATACTTCAAAAAAACTTTGAACATCGACAACTTCATCGCCGACGACGGCTACTACACCGCCAACACTGCCATCTATCGTCTCGGCCAATACAAAGACCCCAAAATGAGGATCGACGAACTCACCGTCAACCCTCGACGAGCTGCCGCCTATCAGTCGCCCTGTGTCACCTTGGACATCGGCGACCGGATCACAGTGGAACGAACCCCACAAGACGTCGGCGCCCAAATCAGCAAAACCCTCATCATCGAAGGAATCAAACATTCCATCACACGCGATAACTGGGTTGTCACCTTCAACACGTCGCCAACATTAGAAAACGCGCCATTCGTTCTAGACTCAGCAACACTTGGCGTCCTCGACACCAACATCCTCGCCTATTAGGAGACACCCATGGGGTCCGGTTTCAAAAACTTCACAGCAACAGTCCTCACCGCCTCAGACGTCAACAATTACCTCATGGAACAGACTGTGATGTCGTTTGCATCGACTGGCGCGCGTGACGTTCAAGTGACAGCCCCAGAGGCTGGGATGGTCGCCTATATCCGCTCCAACGACTCCTCCGAGGGTTTGTACCACTACACATCCGCCTCGAGTTGGCGCAAAGGGCCAGGATGGAACGCCCCCTGGGGTGTTCAGGCAGCTGCAAAGATCACAAGCGGCACTTCTTCATCCGCTGCGACTCCAACCACTATCTCCGGCTTCAGTTTGTCCACACCAACTCTTCCCACAAACCGATATCTCAAACACACGGTCTCAGGCCATATTCTTTTTGGATCGGTGAATGACACTGCAAGAGTCGGAATTTACAACGCCCTCACTAGCGGATCTCAAATAGCCGCCTTTGATTACATGCCATTCGCCAACTCAACAACAATCGCCTACGGCATTTCGTTCACTTGGTATGAGACAACAACATCCGTTGCCGCTTTAGATCGACGCGCGGTTGTCTATCGTTCTGCTGGCAGTGGCGGAGACATCAGATTCTTTGCAGATGCCACACGACCCGCCACCTACACAATCGAAGACATCGGCCCATCTGGGGTACCTGCCTGATGAGCTACTACCTGATCGACAACCCGCCAGCGTCCCCACAGTTTTATCCGTCGAGGAATGCGACGCCGACTTGGGCTGTTGGGGTTCATACGTCGGAAGGGCCGACAGGGCCGGGATCAGCTCGCAACCTCGCCGCCTTCATCGCGAGACGATCCGACCCCGGCTCCTACGCCTGCATCGTCGACAGTGAAGAAACCGTTGTGATGGTCCCCCCCGACTACACCACCTTTTCGGTAGCCGCATCCGGCTACAACTCGCGTACCTGGCATATTTGTCTTGCCGGAAAATCCGCTGAACTGTCCCCCGACAACCTAAACACCCTCGCGATGATTGGTCGGGCCGGAGAAGCAATCCGAACCCTCTGGGAACTTCTCGGCATCCCTCTCAGCAACGCCCAATGGATCAGCACCGACGCTCTCAACCGTCCCGGACTGTTCTGCCACGGAGACGTCCAACCGTGGGACCGTTCCGACGCCTGGTCAACCCACCCCGACCGGCCACAACTTGACCAACTCCTAATCAACGCCATCCAACCCATCATCCCCCCCACCCCTCCGAATCCTCAGGACGACGACATGAAACGCTACCTAATCAAAGGCAAAGACCGCCCCGACGTCTACCTGTGCGACGCCGGCCTCGGCTGGAAATGGCATATTCCGGCAGGACAACTTAAAAACGTGGTGTACGTCATCACCCAACCGTCCGGCGGCCAATTCATCATCCCAGCCGGAGCGAACACTGTGGTTGTCGAAGGACAAACCGTCTGGGTCGCTGAACAGACGTTTGTTGACGCCATCCCCGTCGCCTAAAGGGATCGGACCTTTATGTCATGCAGTGGGAACCAATTATTGCCGCGTCCGTCACTGGACTTTTAGCGTTCGCCGGGATCATTTGGCAGTCCCGGAAAACCCGTCGAATCAACACCGACGAACACTCCGAGAACTCCCGCAAACTTGACCGGATCGAACAGAAGGTTGACCAAACCGCCGACCGGGTAGAAACTGTTTCCGACCGGCTTGACGACCATATCGTCCTGCACCGTATGACATCCCGAAAATCATGGTGGCGTAAATGAGTTTTCTTGACGACGTAACCGAAGAAACCCGACCTTCAGGAGTTACATGTCGGCTATGTGTTCTCCTCAAGCAGCTTGACGAAAAAACCCGAAAAGAAGTCCAAGAAGTCCTCACCGATCATTCATGGAACGCCGAGGCTATTTCTAGGGCCATGAAACGGAGAGGCTGGGAGATCCGTGGCGAAGGAATCAGAAAACACCGACGAAACTGCATCGTTTCAAGATGAAGTCATAGCCGGATCACGACCCCGACGAACCCATCCGCAAGGCTGGGAACCAGGGGTTGCATGGAACGGTCGAGAAGGAACCCTCACCACCCCACCCCTCGAGGCCGACCCAACAACAGGCGTCTGGTCTGAACTCGTTGCCGACTGGGGTTTAGATCCGCTGACCACTGAAGTGGTTGAAGGGTCTGTTCAGGTTCGAGCGTGGGACACTCATGACGGCCGCCGGCTGAGGTATTACCGGGCGACTTTACGGGCGCGTGAACTGGACTATGACCGACCCGATGTTGACGCCCTCTGCCGACTCATTGAACGTAGACGCCCCGTAAAGACCCCTGAAACGCCTTCAGAGGCTTCCAGAGCGTTGGTGTGTCTCCTTGCCGACTGGCAGTTAGGCAAAGCCGGAGAAGCCAACGGAGGAACACCCGAAACGGTTGGGCGAATCTGTCAGGCCATCGACAAAATCCCCGGTCGGATCCGAGAACTCAAAAAAGCCGGACGCCCCGTCGACTCCGTCTACCTAGTCGGCCTTGGCGATCTGGTCGAACAATGCACCGGCCACTACCCCGGCCAAACCTTCAACGTCGACCTCGACAGGCGTGAACAACTCCGACTCGCCCGCCGGCTCATCCTTCGCACCGTCGACAACCTCATTGGACACACCCCCCGAATCGTCCTCGCCGCCGTACCAGGCAACCACGGAGAAAACCGTCTCAACGGAAAAGCCTTCACCCGAACCACCGACAACGACGACCTAGCCATCGTCGAACAAGTCGCCGAAATCCTCAACGCCAACCCCGACCGCTACAACAGCTGCACCACCGTCCTCGCCACCGGAAACAACCTGGTCCTCAACATTGCCGGAATCCCCGTCGCGTTCGCCCACGGACACAAAGCCGGCGCATCCGGCCACCCAGCCGCCAAACTTGAAAACTGGTGGAAAGGACAAGTCATGGGTCGGCAACCAATCGCCGACGCCGACATCCTCATCACCGGCCACTACCACCACTTCATCTGCTCAGAAACCTCCGGACGGACGTTCATGCAAGCCCCCGCCATGGATGGTGGGTCATCATGGTGGACAGACATATCCGGCCAAAACTCCCCCTCCGGTTTCCTCACCCTCGGCATCGGCACCGGCTACGGCCCTCGAGGCTGGGGCGACCTCCAAATCCACTCCGTCTAAAGGAACCCGACATGGAAGAAGAACTGGAACCAGAAGAAGAGTTCGACGCCCACTGGCCCTCCATCCTCCTCGACTCGTTCGCCCTCGTCCACGGAGACAGGGGCCGAGCCTACGGACCGCCCTGGGAGGATTACGCGCGCGTCACAAACCAATTCAACGCCCTATGGGGCGACGACGTCCTCGACGTCAACGCCGGAATCCTCTTCATGATTTGCATGAAACTAGGTCGCATCGCCCACGGTTTGGAATCCGGTTTTGACGCCGAAATGTTGAAAGACTCAATCACCGACGCCGCCGGCTATTTGGACTGCCTCTACGGATCCTTACTCAACCCACCCACCATGATTGTTAGTTACGACCAAGACTCCGAAGATTTAGAATGGGAAGAGGAAGACGAATGACAATCACCATCGACCCAGACGTCATCCCTGTCACCCGACCCGACGAAGAGGTCGAGGACTACGATCCCGAAGAGCATGAATTTCCCGACGAGCAGCCATACCCCACTCCTGACTGGAAACCCTGATGTTCACGAAATCGTTTCTTAAGCAGCTCGCGGAACGGGCAATAAAAACTTTCGCTCAAACCATGATCGCTTTGACTGGCGCCACCCAAATGGATTGGCTCACTCTTGACTGGCAACACCTCCTCATCACCTCGGCAATCGCCGCCGGCCTGTCCATCCTGACTTCAATCGCATCCGACAAAATCGGACCAGCCGACTCCCCTTCAGTCGTGAACACCTACCAGGGGCCGTGACCATGCCAGCCACGTTCAACATCACCATTCGAATGGGTGACACTGAAACCATTTCGGTAGCCATCAAAGACTCAGCCGGTGCAGCCGTGAACATCACTGGCCGAACCTACGCCGCTCAAATCCGAGCAAACGCCGAAGACACCACCACCCTCGCCACGTTCACTTGTTCAATCACGTCTGGCGCTGCTGGGACTCTTCAAGCGACTTTGTCGGCAACTGACACGCGCGCGCTGACCCCTGGCTTGGGCGTCTGGGATCTTCAAGAAACGAACGGATCGACAATCACCACGCTTCTCGCCGGACAGGTCACAATCGTCCAGGACGTAACCCGCTCATGAGTGAATCAGTCACCCTAAAACTGACTGACGTGACATTGACGAACACGACGTCAACGGTTGAAGTGACGCGCACTGTCCCGGAAATCATTTTGTCCGGCATTTCCGGTCCGGCAGGCGTTCAAGGCCCAACCGGCGCAACCGGAACCGGTGGTGTTCTCGGCTATTGGGGTTCTTTTTGGTCAACCCAAACTCAAACTGCCGCTTCCATAAACACGCCTTACGCGATCACTTACGACAACAGCGACACCAACAACAGTGGTGTTTCTATTGTTTCGAACAGCAGAGTGACTTTCGCTAATGCTGGGGTTTACAGCATCACTTTCTCTGTCCAGTGGTACAACACCCACAACGCCACCGAAGACGCCAACATCTGGTTGAAGAAGAACGGAACGAATTTTCCCGATTCCGACAGCCGATTTAGCGTTCCTGAAAAACATGGTTCAACCAATGGTCACGACATCGGAACCGTCAACTTTGTCCTCAAACTTGAGGCCGGAGATTACATAGAACTTTTCTGGCAGGTCACGAACACTCTGATTTCACTGCTTTACGAAGCCGCTTCCGGTTCTCTTCCTGCCATTCCATCAGTAATCCTCACTGCCACTCAGGTCATGTACACGCAGGTCGGTCCGACCGGTCCTCAAGGCAACCAAGGCGTCGCTGGTGCCCAGGGCAACCAGGGCACTGCTGGCGCCCAAGGCAACCAGGGAGCAGCTGGCGCACAAGGCAACCAAGGCACTGCCGGTGCACAGGGCAACCAAGGCGCTGCTGGTGCCCAAGGTGCTGTAGGCGCTCAAGGCAACCAAGGCGTCGCTGGCGCCCAAGGCAACCAAGGCGTCGCTGGCGCACAAGGCAACCAAGGCGCTGCTGGTGCCCAAGGCAATCAGGGCGCGCAAGGCGCTCAGGGCGCAGGTGCAGTCGCCGACGACGATCAACCGATCATCGCCAACCAAGTCTTTTCCTAAGGAGTAGCAGTGGCTACCTATTCAAAACTCATTCTTTCGGCATCAACCGACGGGCGTGCGATCAAAGTCGCAGCGACATCGTCGTCGGGCACAACGATCCACACAGGATCAGCAACCGCAACCACGATCGACGAAGTGTGGCTCTACGCCTACAACTCGTCTGCCTCTGCGGTGGTTCTGACAATACAGTGGGGCGGCACGACATCGGTTGACGACGACATCAAACTTTCGATCCCTGTCACGTCAGGACTGACGCTCGTTGTTCCTGGTCTGCTCATCAAAGGCAACGCCACGCCGCTGGTCGTGCGCGCGTATGCAGCAACCACGAACGTCGTCACTGTTTCGGGCTATGTGAATCGGATTGCCTGATGAGTAACCCGCTCCGCCGAACCGTTTCGTCCAGTCAGGTTTCTGATTGGCATACTCAAAAATCAACAATCAATATTCCTTCGCGCGCTAACACAATCAACTCTGAAATCCTTGTCGTAGGTGGTGGCGGTGGTGGCGGTCGTGATGGCGGCGGCGGTGGCGGTGCTGGAGGATTCCGAACCACCACCTCATCGAACAATGTTGGTGACGTTCTATCTGTAACCGTTGGCGCTGGCGGTGCGGGATCGACAGCGAATACAGTTGCTGGATCAAGCGGCGGAAGTTCTGTTTGTGTTGTGACATCGGCTGGCGGCGGCGGCGGGAACGGCGGTTCTGGCGTTGGCGCTAACGGCGGCTCAGGTGGCGGCGGTGGTGCGTATGGCGGTGGAACTACCGTAGGCGGAACAGGCAACACACCTTCCACGTCTCCAAGTCAGGGCAACAACGGCGGCGCAAACGGCGGCTTCACAGGAAGCCCCTACCCCGCTGGTGGTGGTGGTGGTGCGTCTGCCGCTGGTGGTTCTGGTACGTCCAACTCTGTTTCTGGTGCGGGCGGCGCTGGAACCGCCAATTCCTATTCGGGAG